ACAGTGCGATCAGTGGTGTTCATTTTCACGAACGTGAACTGCTTGGCCGAGAGGTCTGCACCTGCGACCATGCTCTCACGAATTTGGGAACCTTGAGTACTCATTTATATTCTCCTTCAAAATGAGTGTTTGATTTAGAGATGTTTATATCTGATGGCAGAACTTGAAGATTCCAAGGTACATGCAAACCACAAACATCTTTACCTTTAAGTGGAACTATATGATCCACGTGATAGTCTTGCCCTGATACAGACTTTAGGTCTTTAGCAAGCCAATAGAGAGATTCTATCTCCCTAATCTGTGCTTCTGTTAGCCACTTTGGAGTGGCCTTCAATTTTTTAGACCTTCTACTTGCTTCAATGGCATTTCTTTTACTGCGATACACAGTTCTTTGACGAAACTTGGCAGAGTCTTTGTAAGGTTTCTTACGCTCTTCTGGAAGGTTTTTGAACCACTCGTAGTGCTTTTTGTTTATAGACTCCGAGTTTTGTGCGTAGTAGAGCCTTTTTCTCTCTGCATAACAAGACTTGCACCAAGAGGTCTTTCCATCACTAGCTTCCTTTCTGTTGTAGAAGGATTCTAGAACTTTCTCTTCAAGACATTTAGTGCAAGTCTTCAAGTTTAGTCTTCCTTCTTGATACGTTCTTTATACAGAGCCTTGCCCTCAGCAGTATCGAGGACTTCTGCATAAGCCTTGGCAAAGCTGATCGACTTCTCAGA